TGCAAACTCATCTGGTCTAACCCAATAAGAAACCGTATATCCGAATCTAAGATTATCAGGATTAAAGTTAGTTCTTACAAATGCTCTATTTCCATCCTGTCCACCGAATCGTATATTGTAATTTTCAACAACAGGTGCAACTCCACCTCTTTGTTTATATTTAAGTCTATCTATTAAAAGATTATTTTCTTGAAATACTTTTTTAGCCAAACTTTCATTTATTTGAAACAAATAATTACTTTCTGGTATTTCTAACCAACTCATCCAATCTAATTTTACATTACCTTGTTTTTGTTTTGATACTTCTACTAATGTAGGAATTAACTTTGTACTATCCACAATATCCATTTTTTTAATTTTATCTTCGTATAATTTTTTTGTATTGAAAGCAGTCTTATTTGTTAACCATTGTGATTCTAATTCTTTTTTTAAGTTTTCAATCACTCTATCTTTTTGTGCCAACTCATGTTGATATTGAGCTTTAAAAGATTTTATATCTCCCACAGGTTTAGAAACAAACATTTCATTTAGTTTTTGTTTATCTTTTTCTTTTTTATCTGTGGATTTAGTACCACCAAATCTTTCTTTTAATAAATCTAAACTCACTATCTTGGCCTTTCTTCTATTTGTAACGATGATAATCTTGAACGATGTGCTGTCGCTACAATGTTATGTTTAAAGTTTGGATGTCCTCCAAATAATTGTGGTTCTGTTGTTCCATTGATTTCCCAATAATAAGTATTCCAATCCACAATATCACCAATTTCAGGATAGAAATTTAATGAACCACTTGATAAATTTTCTCTTTGGAAATACATTTCAATTGATGAATTGTTATCAGCACCAAATTCGTCTTGAATCACTTCTGGTTCATTATAATTAATTAAACAATTAACTCTAAAACCTATATCATAATATTTAGCCGTTGATTCACCATATACATTGTCCTCTGTTCTATCAACGTTTATTTTATAGATATCAACTGATTGTCCAACAATCTCGTCAATCAATTCCTCATTCATTTGATTAATTAAATCAAATTCTTTTTGTGGTATAAAGAATGGTTTTGTTTGTGACATCTAATTACTCCTAAACACTAGCTATAAATAATTCTACATCTACCGTATTAGTTCCAGAATCTACAACTATACTCGCTAAATCTTCAAAACTTGCAAATGCAGGGCTTGTATCCTCTTCACCTAACATAAAATCATTAGGGGGGCCAAACACTAAACTATGACCAGCAGCTACAACAAATTGAGCATTATCACTAGTCCCAACCATAGCGACATTTATTGAATTACTATCGTCAAGATTTGTCAATCTTATATATCTTACATCTTCTACATCAAACGCTTGGACACTTGTACTAACTGCAGCTGCGAATGTAGCGATAGTGGTGTCACCACTAGCTGGAATTGTAATAATTCTTTTAGATACTTCATTAATACTTCCAATACTAAGTGTATTCACCCCACCTTGTTGAACTCCATTTAGTTCTATTTCCTCTCTTATTGTAACTTTTAACGTAGACGCTGTGATTGTACTAGCCATTTAATTTCTCCAATTATCCTATATATATTTTCAATGGTGCTTTATTTAACACTTGTTGTTGAGCTTCAGCTTGTTCTTGTTCTTGCCTTGACCTCTCTGATAATGAAACAGCCTCTAAAAACTCACTCAATTCCTCTAGTAGATTTGCCTTTTCCTCTCTACCCTCACCTTTTAATGCTTCACCATCCATGGATACTTCACCATTTGGTAATGGTAGTGAAGCATATTTACTTCTAATGATTCCTAACAATTCTTTAGCTAATGCTAAGGTGTATTTACGAATCCAATTTCTACCTGCTGCATTTATTTCCCCATAGGTTAAAAACTTATATGGTATGTTTGATGGGTCTGACACTTTTGAATTAGTATAGGTTCGTGTCATTCCTTGCCTATCCTCTTTTATAAAATAATGAAAAAATATTTTTTCTCCAGCATCATCGGACTCAGGTGTTGGAAATACTCTCATTTTATTATTTATAATTTCAAAGGAATATGCAGATTTTCTTACCAAGTCATTTGTCTCAATTGCATTCGCTCTAGCTAAATCATATGATATTGGTCTTAATATATAAGATACTGCTGGTGATACATTACCGAATCCAAATGAATCCAATAATTCTATATTATCATAAGTTCCAGCGAATGGGTCATAGAATTTAGATATAGCGGCAGGCCCTTGATTAAACACTCGTTGTATTTCTAATCTTTTATTCGTGTGTGATGCACTTATATTTGACTCTGTTTCTAAATCATACACTTGCTTTGAACCAGTTAATATAATTGAACCAGTGTGCATTGTAACCCCACCACCAACGTTAGCAGCCTCACCATATTGTTCTGATAGTAAAAATGTTGTACCCATATGTGGAGCTTCTGGTTCGTGAGACCCCATATCACCTAATGTAGAACCACTCTCTCTATTGGTTGAACCATAATGTTCCCATAACCAATTTTTTGTATTATAATGATTAATTTGTTGTGAGTATTCTGATACTGCTTCTTCTAAACAGGCATATATTGAACCACTATTGAACTCCAATTGCATAACTGGATGTCCAAGTTTTCTAGCTACATATTTAACCACCTGTAGACTTTCCTCTCGAAAAGTCGTATCACCATCATAAATACCATAAGGTGTGTTACCAACAACCTGCTCGGGTGTTGATGGGTCTTGATATATAAATAAAAATTTTGACATTTATTTCTCCAAATAGATACTATTCTTCATATATAAATATTTAAACAGAACAAAAAAGGGTGAGATATTTCCCACCCTTTTAAGTTGTTTATTATAGGTTAGTTTTTACAAGCCAGTAGATGATGTAAATGAACTAGTTAAAGCAGCATTTTGAGCAGTATTACTTATTCTTGAAAAGGCATCTAAAACCACTTTATTAGCTTCTGTGTAGTGACATTTAAATTGACTACCTTCAGCTCCACCAACAAGATTTGCTCCAGTAAATCCAGGCGCAGAACCCGATAAGGACTCTATAAGTATTCGTTTACCATTTCCAACTGAAACTATACCAGTAGAAACTTTATCAGCTTGAGCAACTAAAGTTACTTGTCCTGAATCAAATACCGTATCACCACTATTAGCAAATCCAATTGAACCTGACATATTACTCGCAACCATAATGTTAATTAACATACCAGCATTCGTTGATGTTGCTTGTGGTAGTTTTATACTTCCAGTATAATCACCAGTAACAAATACTTTATGGTCTGTAGATACACTTGAAAGGTCAACTGGACTTTCATCAGCATCTTGACCACCACCAATGAGTGTAGTACCTTTATTTAACAATCCAGCTCCTGCAACTCCTGAAGCAGATACAGTAGTACCCGTTATTAAATCACCACCAGGATTAATTGTTTGTGTTGAATCCAAAACAACATTTGTACTAAGATCCAAATACTTTTGTTGTTCATACTTACCTATTTTATATTTTCCTATTTTTTCACTCATGTTATTCTCCTATAGATAAGTTATGATTAAGACCATCCAGTTGCAGTAACAGTTTCTCCATCAGCTAGAGCTGGATTATTACCAGCAGTTATACCTCTTACGTCCGCAAATATTAAATCAGCACCTGCGTAGTAAAATCTAGCAATAGTTCCTTCTTTTCCTCCAGAGTGGTCTTGTGCACGGTCGTGAAATACAACATTTTGAGTATTTGATGTTGTTGCATCTATTCCTATTGTCATACTTTCATCTGCTGTTGTGCTGTTAACAGAAACAACACCTTTAATTACAGTAGATTCACCTTGTTCCACACCTATTTTACAGTTATCATTATTTGCACAATCAGCAGCGAATAACACTTCAATTACCATACCAGCATTTGCAGCTGTAGCTTGTGGGAGTTTAATTTGTCCCGCAGCGGTACCCGTCAATATCAATCTATGATCTGCTACGATGCTAGTTAAATCAATTGCACTAGTGCTACTATTAACTGATGAGTTTTGATTCAAAACACCAGTTGTCGCAGTTATTTTTTTAAACTCTGCATTTTGAGTAGCAGTAATGCTACCATTGATAGTACCACCGTCTACAAGACTAACAGCACTTTCTCTTTCGGTAACTTTATATTTACCTATTCTTTGTCCCATTTGTTTTCTCCTAAATGTTGAGTCACTACTCTCTAGGTTGTTAATTTTTTTTATACTAATGGTGTTTAGTGACTACTTCCACTAGTAAATTATTTATTATAATTCATATATAAATATCAAATGTAAAAGAAAAACCCCCTTAAAAAAAGGGGGCTTTTCTCATCTAAGATTATAAAGATTTAACTTATACTAAGTTTAAGTCTTTACAGAAGATTTTACCATAGAACTCAGGTCTAATCATTTTCTTAGCATATCGTGTCATTACACCTTTTCTTGGTGTGAAGTCACTTGGATCATATACTAATGGAGTCATGATTAGTGGTACATATGGAGAATATACAGCACCAGTTTCTAGGAAGTTACTTCCTCTGAAACCAACAAGTATTGTATTTTCAGTCATGTATGGGTTCTTGTAAACAGTAAATCTATTTTGTAGACTTCCTGCAACTTGAACACCAGCCGCAAACTGAGATTTATTTCCATCTGTAGATACTGCATATCCTGGAATTGA